TCAGTGCCTATACTTTTACAAAGCGAAGTAAGAGCATTAATGATGCAAATTGGCTATGTTGCCAGCAACTGGGACACACAAAAAACAAATTACACCACTGGAGATCTAGGGAGGTATCAGGTTTCTAAGAAAACACTGGTAAACTATGGGTATAGATTTTCAGGAAACTTGAACTTCACTGGAAAAGATGGAATAAAATACGACACAGAGTTTCTATTTGATAACAATGTTCAAGACAGGATCATGGAAAAATTCATTGTTGATCAGTATCAGGCCCTGATAAAGAACGGTGGAATACAAAAAAATGATAGCAAAGAAACGGTAGCTGGCATGATTGCAACAGCATATCAATTTCAAGACGCCAATCCCAGTTTATCTGATGCTATGGGTGCTCTTAACTTATTAAACACCAGTGATCTTGTTGGGTCCGCCGGAAGTCTAAGCAACAGTTTGGGTAGCAGTCTATCATTCGGCAGTGGAGCAACACAGTCCACCATTGATAGTCAATTGAGCGGCAGCGGGGTTCTCTCATCGGCCCAGACTGTACTAAACCAAAACCCCACTTCACTTCTAGCCAAAACAGGAAACAGTACTGACAAGGCACTACCTGCTGCATTACAAAAAATAGTGGATCAATCAAAAGCCAGCGTTGAAAGTGCAAAAGCTGCACTAAGCCCTCAGCTGACGCAAATGCAGGCATTTGCTAAAAAACAAGCAGCACAGGTTGATGTCAGCAAACTTAAATCATCTGCTACTGAACTTGCCACTTCAATACCTGCCAATAAAGCCAAAGAATGGAGATTGAAAGGTAAAGAAAAAGATAGCCAGGGCAGGCCAGGGTCTTTATTTTTTAATGCTGGGAGATATGCAATACAGGTACTCGCAGCCGATGTAACTCAGCAGGATATAAGTGATATCAATGCTGGAACAGCAATATAAATACCACTATGACTATAAGATATCGCGGATTTAGCACAGTAAATCAGGTAAAAAAGTTTCGGTTAACTGATTTTGAGTTAGTTAAACAAGACTTAATAAATCACTTTTCTATCCGTAAAGGTGAAAAGCTTATGAATCCAAATTTTGGTAGTATAATTTGGAACATGCTGTACGAGCCATTGACTGCTGATGTTAAATCTGTCTTAGTTGAAGACGTGAAAAAAATTGTTGCCTACGACCCAAGATTACAGGTTGATCGAGTTCTTATCAATGAACTTGATTATGGGCTGCAATTACAGATTGACTTAACTTTCCTCCCGGGTAATCTTGCTAGTAGTTTAAAGTTAGACTTTAACAACACTACCAAGCAGCTATCTGCAACATAATAACACCAGTTTTTCCATGCCATAAATACATAATATCGGGTAATAACCATGGCTCTAACTACAAGACAAACCAGTTTACTAGTCCAACAGGACTGGACCAAAATCTATCAAACGTTCAGAGAAGCTGACTTTCAGAGCTTTGACTTTGAAACTATTCGCAAATCAATGATCGAATATTTGCGTACCTACTATCCTGAGGATTTTAACGATTTTACTGAAAGCTCAGAATACATTGCATTGATAGACTTAATTGCTTTTCTGGGACAAAGTTTAGCGTTTAGAACAGATTTAAATTCAAGAGAAAACTTCTTGGATACAGCAGAGCGTAGAGATTCTATACTAAAATTGGCTAAGTTAATTAGCTACAATCCTAAAAGAAGTACGCCAGCAGCTGGATATTTAAAATTTAACAGTGTTAGTACAAGCGAAACTGTTTTTGACAGCTCAGGGAATAATCTTAGTAATCTATTGGTGAGTTGGAATGATACAACCAATGAAAATTGGTTGGAGCAATTTACTGCCGTTCTTAATGCAGCGTTGGTAAGTACACAGGCAATAGGCAAACCCGGAGCATCACAATTATTAAATAGCACAAAAACCGACGAATACAGTGTAAATATACTCACAGGATTGAATCCGGTGTATCCATATACTGCCAGCATTGCGGGTGCAACGTTTTCTTTTGAAATAGTAAGTGCTACGTCAGCACAGCAAACATATGTTTACGAAAAAAATCCGTCACCAACAACTCCGTTAAGCTTTTTGTATAGAAACGACAACCAAGGCAATGGGTCAAATAATACCGGTTACTTCTTTTATTTTAAGCAGGGTGAATTAAAAAATTTAGACTTTTCAATAACAGAAAGTTTACCAAATCGAGTTGTTAGTATTAATTTTGATAATATCAATAACACAGACGTCTGGTTGTATTCAGTGAATTCCAATGGTACATTGGGAACACTATGGACTCAAGTACCTGCTGTTAACAATATAAATGTAATTTACAACAACACCGAAGAAAGAAATATTTACAGTGTTGCCACCAGAGCCAATGATCAAATTGACTTGGTATTTGGCGATGGATCTTTTACAAATATTCCAATTGGTACGTTTAGGTTATATTATCGAATAAGCAACAACCTTACCTATAAAATTACTCCTGATGAAATGTCATCAGTTACCATATCAGTCCCATATAGAGGAAGAACTGGAAAGGCAGAAAATCTAGTAGTTAGGGCCAGTTTACAATACACAGTAACAAATGCATCTGCCAGAGAAACATTGGAAGAGATACGCACCAAGGCTCCGCAACAATATTATACACAAAACAGAATGATTACTGGGGAAGATTACAATATCTTGCCTTACACTTTATTCAACAATGTATTAAAGGCCAAGTCGGTCAATAGAACTAGTTCGGGTATTAGCAGATACTTGGACGTAATTGATGCCAGCGGAAAATATTCCAGCACAAATATTTTTGCACAAGACGGAATCATATACCAAGAAGCATATAGTGAATCTTTAAATTTTCAATTTACCAGCAGTACCGAGGTAAATTATATTGTTCAAAATTTAGTTAAACCATTAATTTCCAAGTTACCCACTCGCCACCTGTACTATTCAACAGCCACACGATATACCAGCATTGGTGGAGCAACTGCAGTTTACACCAGCGGTGACACCGGAAATTTAATAGTTGGGCGGTCATACCAAATTGCCACTCTGGGAGTAACAGATTTTACTTTAATTGGTGCAGTGTCAAATACAGTGGGGTCCGCCTTTGTGGCAACCGGTACCGGAACAGGAACAGGAACAGTCAATCCACTGGGTACCTGGATTCAAACCAGTGAATCAAATAATCGTAGTACAGGCACAATAGTTGGTGCACCAAACTATACCTATTGCACTACCGGGGCGTTAATTAAATTCTCTGCACCGTCGGGGTACTATTTTGATGCACAAAATAAACTTCAATTGGGTACTATTGAGACCGAATATCAAAAAAGTTTCATCTGGGCTAGCATAGTTTCTGCTGCAGATCCAGTGACTTCCACAACATCGGTAATTTTAAGTATTGTGGTCCCATCAGGAGCATATATAAGCTCAATTATTCCTGTATTTGCAAACGATTGGTCATCATCTTTAATTAATGCAATAATTAATAATATTTTAAGTTATAAAACATTTGGTGTTCGTTACGACGTAACAACAAAGTTGTGGTCATTAATTCAATCACAAGATCTAGGATCTGCAGATTTTAGTCTAAGCAATGCTGGCAGCACATCGGGCACTAGTTTGGACAGTAGTTGGTTTATAAAGTTTTCTTACGCCAATCAAGAGTACAGCGTGACCAGTCGAGGCTTAAATTATTATTTCCAAAGTAATAAAGAAACCAGATTCTATTTTGATCCTGACGTAAAAGTCTATGATAGCAAAACTGCTACAACACGACAGGATGCAATTAAGATTTTACGCATAAACACAGAATCAGATTCGTCAAATGCACTTTTTTATAGTCAGACATATAGGATTTGGAATAAAGTTATTGAAGCTGATGGATATGAAGATAATAGAAAAATTCTAGTCACATTTCCTGATGACAATGTTGATAGTGTTCCGGATCACCCTGATCTATTTACGACACTGGTTGCACCGTCGACCAATCCTGAAAACAAATATGTATTTTTTGTTAACGCACCAGATCAATATTCTTTTATTAGATACGATCCGATAGACCAACGAGAAATAGTCACTTCGCACAGTACTAAAGTCAAAATACAGTCCAATATTACATTGTACCCGTCAGGTACAGTATTTTTTGCCATGGATGAAAACGTATTTTATACATCCAACGGAAGTACGTTGACAGAATCCACTGACTATTATGCAAGGAATGGTAGGCAAGAGTTAATGTTCCAGTATACGCACAATGCTCCCAATAATAGAAGAATTGATCCAAGTCCAAATAATCTAATGGATTTATATATTCTTACCAAGAGTTATAGTGATGAATATTTTGCGTATCTAACAGATACCAGTGGTCGATTAACAGAGCCATCCCCGCCCACCACTGATGAACTCAAAACAGAATTTGGAACTATTGAAAATTATAAAGCATTGAGTGACAGCATCATCTATAACACCGCAGTCTTTAAACCATTGTTTGGATCAAAAGCACCTGCAATATTACAAGCAACCTTTAAGGTTGTAAAGAACCCAAATATCAATATTAGCGACAATGATGTAAAGAGTCAGGTAATAGCAGCAATTAATACGTATTTTGAAGTTAGTAACTGGGATTTTGGGGAAACATTCTACTTCAGTGAGTTAAGCGCATATTTACATTCTGCGTTATCGCCGAATATCAGTAGCATTATTATCGTGCCTTCTTCCACAACCAATAGCTTTGGTACATTATATCAAATTAATGCAGAGCCAAATGAAATTGTAGTCAGTGCAGCGACCGTTGATAATGTAGAAATTATTAGTGCAATAACCGCAGGACAATTAACTCGAAGCATAGGATAATATAATGGCCGTAAGAAAGAGTATACAGTTTTTACCGGAAATTTTTCGTACCGACGCTAACAAAAAATTTCTAAACGCTACTATAGATCAACTGATAAGTGAACCCAATCTTAAAAAAGTCAATGGGTACATTGGCAGAAAGTTAGCACCTTCTTATAAAAATACAGATAGCTATATTGAAGAAATTAATAGTGTACGGCAAAATTATCAGCTGGAACCTTCAATTGTAATTAAAAACCCCGTAACCAATAATATAGAATTTGTTACCACGTATCCTGATATAATTAACAAAATTAATTATTACGGTGGACTAGCAAACAATCATACCAGATTATTCGATAACGAGTATTATTCTTATAATCCAAGACTTGATTTAGACAAGTTTATTAATTTTAGTCAGTATTACTGGTTACCCAATGGTCCTGATGCTGTGTTAATCACAGCCCAGGATGTACCGTTATCTTATACTTACGATGTAGTTTACGACTCAGTTAGTAGATCTTATAAATTTAGCGGATATAATGACGTTTTAAATCCAAATTTAGTTCTTGCTAGAGGTGGAGTATATAATTTTGTAATTAATGATATTGGTAATAATTTTTATATTCAAACCAAACCCGGAATAAGTGGGTTTGATAGTGCGCTACCATCAATTGATGTCAGAAATGTACTTGGTGTAACCAATAACGGTGCAGACCAGGGCACAGTACAATTTATAGTTCCACAGCTTGATTCGCAATCTGAGTGGACAAGTATGGGACTAGTGGGGAGTGCAGATTATGCCACATCCCTGAGTTACAGTCAGGTGCAGGGAACCACTGAAGCAGATTTAAATTCGCAATTAGGAGGACTAGATGGTCTCACCACTGGCCTCCATGGAAAAACTGTCATTTTTGTTAATAATAGTTATATTGACGATGTATACTGGACCAGTGATTCCGAGGTTATTTCTTTTAACAATCGTAACGATATCTATGTCATTGACGTTGTAACCGACGAGTTGGGTGTAGATCGTGTTAATCTTATCGTTAACACAATAGTGGCTAACGAACAAAAAATACGAGTTAGAGCAGGTGCGACCAATGGCGGAAAAGATTATTATAGTCGACTAGGTTTGTTACATGAAGTTCCACTTATTACTGCACCTTTAGAAACAATATATTATCAAAACTCAGCTGAGGGGTCGGCAGCGGGTGTTATCAGACTAGTGCAACCAACCAATGACTCCATAGATCCTGACTCAGAAATACTCGGACAAATAAACTATATCAGCCCAAATGGGGTTGTGTTTACAAATGGGTTGAAAGTTACATTCGATAGTACTACTACAGATTACTATAAAAATAAAACCTTTTATGTTGAAGGTGTAGGCACCGGTATAAAATTAGTGCCTGTTGATATTCTTGTTGTTCCTGAATTAGAAAATAATTTAAACAATCCGGATTATTTTACCATTAAAAGATCTAGTCTTGATCAAAATGCCTGGTCTAGAAGTAATAGATGGTTCCACGGCGATGTTATAACTCTTAGTGCAGAATATAATCAAGTTGATCCAATATACAACCAGACAGCAAGAGCACAGCGTCCAATCATTGAGTTTGATAGTGATCTACAATTGTATAATTTTGGTCGGTTGGCACTATTGCCAGTAAACAATATAGATATCAGTCTGATCACAAATGCATATACACAAATACAAGGCATTGTTTGTACAGGAACTACATCAAATACGTTCACAGTCACAGTTACATCAAGTCAATTACGTATAGGTAGAACATACCAAATCGCCAGCCTGGGCACTACCAATTGGTCAGTGTTGGGTGCACCAACCGGATATATAGTGGGAACAGAATTCACAGCAGTGGCCGTTGGTGACGGAACTGGTACCGCCACAGACATCGAAACACTAACACTGACTTCAGGGACACGAGTTATTTTTGGTATTGACGAAAATACTCAAGTAAAAAACAAGATTTATAATTTTAGTATAAATTTAGTTAGCTATGACGCAAGTTTAAATCCAGTCTATAAAGGTTATATTGAAGAATCCGATGATAGTTTAGTTGATGAAGGCCACACTGTAATTGTTACTGATGGTGTCAATGGTAATCAGCAATGGTATTATACCGGGACTGTATGGGCACTTGGACAACAAAAAAATTCAATAAATCAAAATCCGTTATTTGATGTAATTGGCTCCAATGGTATTAGTTTTTCAAATCAATCCGCGTACCTATCCACTGGATTTGCTGGAACAAAAATCTTTTCCTATAAACTAGGAACAGGCAACAATGATCCAGTACTGGGTATGCCATTGAGTTATAAAAACTTTGTATCTCAAGGTGACATTCAATTTGAAAATAATTATGACAACGACAGTTTTAGTTATTTGCTAGTGGATGGAACAAGTAAAACTATATCTATTAATTCGGGATTTTTACAAAGAAACATCACTAGAATTGCCAGCACCAGGGAAAATATCTGGACTATAAATAAAAACTTCAGTAAGCAATATCAAATTTATTCCTTTATATATGACGGGTTAACCAATTTATTTTCCATAGATTATGCTCCAGATATTTCTGTTGATGTACCAAACACCAAAGTGGTTATTAATAATCATTTTATTACCGCAGAGAATTTTGCCACCACTCAAGTAGTAGATAAACTAACAATTTTAGTAAACCCAGATTTACTCACAGTTGGTGACGCTGTTTTTATCAGTATATACAACAGCACAGATATAGCACCTAATGCATTTTATGAAGTTCCGCAAA